CCTTTGAATTCAACTTTGCCCGCAGACTTTGCCGCGATTTCGTTTAGCTTGGTATCCGGGGCGTTGAGCAAGTACGCCGGAATGTCGCCTTTGGAACCGGTGACAATTTGCATCAGGTCGCCAACAACAGTTTGGCTGACCGGGCCGAGAAACGTGAAATGCGCGTCGCCCGGATTGTTGAAAAAGAACTCGTTGGTTTTGGTGTCAATGATAACGTAAAAACCGTTGCCGAAACGTAACACTTTGCGGTCGGGGTAATTCGTTTTTGCTTCCGGCAGAATCACCGCGTCGTCTTGGGTGTATTCCGTTTGCACTGGGCGATGCGGATCACCGAGCGGGAAACGAATGCCAATAACCGAACCAACGGGCGGCACTTCGAAATAACCAGCGCGGTCAACACCAGTGTTTTTCATGGCACCGAAATTGTTTGACGGAATCGCCCACGGCAAATACTGGTCGTCTATGCCATCCATGAAACCGGGCACACGCGCTTGCACTCGACCGCGCTGCGCTTTGTCATTGTTGTTTACGATGATTGCTTTGTACACCATCTTTGGATCAACGCCTTGGCGCTGAATGTGTTTTGTGGCGTTATAGGGTGGACCCGCCATTTAGTTCTCCCAACAGTTGGTGGAATTCAGAAAGCGTCTGCGCGTGAACATGGCGGCACAGCCTTTCGTTATCGAGTTGAATGTTTTGGTTTTCGTGTGCGTGAACTGCCGCCAGTACAATCTGACCTTCGCACAACAGGTTGATTACTTGGCGGTGGAATTCAAGGCTCGACATTTTCGAGCGCGTGCCATGCGCAGCGTGCTTTCACTTCGGCGTCCATATGCACGAGATTGAAATACCAGCGCTCACTGGTTTCTTGTGTTTGGATTTGTGCGTCGGACAAACCGCGATACGTCATGATTGAAACTTCCGCACTTAGCAGTTCGACGTATTTCGATTTGGCAGACGGTCGCATGTTTTCTTCGACCAACCAGATTAGCGAAGCGTCGATTCGGTCGCTTTTGTTTCCGGCAGCACCGCACATATAGAGCAGTTGCTGCGATGCACTCATTTGGTCCCACATGGATAAATTCCTCTAGAAACGAAAAAACCGCGCACCTTTTGACGGATGCACGGTTTCTGTTTACAGTTTATTTGGGAAGTTGCAGTTTAGGCAGGACGGCCATAGGTTGGAAGGCGTTTGGCGAATTCGTAAACGTCAAACAGCTTCGCTTTGCGTGGGAACAGTTCAGCGTGTTGTTCCATTACCCACAGATAAAACTTGCGCGACGGCGGAACCTGTTCGGTGAGGTAATTGGTGTAACCGCTGGGCCAGCGCCAAGAACCGCGAACGTAATCGGCGTTGCCATTGCAACCACCATGCCAGCGGTGTGCAGAAACTCCACGATAGCGTTTTTCTTCGGTGCCGCTATCGTTCTGCAAATCACGAACGCGTTGCGCAAAGTCGAGATAATCGAAGTCTTCGATTTCCCACGCAACTGGGAATGGCAATGCGTCGTCGCGATACTGGGAATTTCGCGAGTACGGGGTGTAGACTTGGCCGCGCCAGAAACCTTCGTGGTCTTCCAGTGCTACGCTATTGCGATTGATCGCAGTAAACCATTCCAAGCCGTGCATTTCCAGCGGCTTGTATTTCATGGTCGGTGTGATTTCTGGCAGTGCAATTTGCTCTACAGTCGGTTTACCGTTCGGGTTGCACTGCAAACCGACTGTTCCGGTCTGGCCTTCGCTGGCGGCTGGTCGGTACGAATCGGTAATAAGATTCAGACCTTCGTTGATTTCCTGTACGGTCGCTTCCGACTTTTCAAGGAAGCTGGAATTCAAATCCACCGTAGGGTTAAGCGTAACGCCGTCGCCACCACCCGGCATTGGGATTTCGTTGCACGGTCGCGGCCCGGTATCCGTAGGCAAATCTTTCTTGCCGATGTTTAATGGCGCGTACCCGAGCAGGTCCAGCGTTTCGGCCAACATTTCACGGCGGCTCAGCAACTGGGTTTTGTGCCGTTCCATTTCTTGGATTTCCATATCAATGGAAACCATCGCCCGCTTGATGTTGTTGGCAGCACGGCATTGTTTGTGATATTTCGCTTTGTCGCTTTCGGGTTGCATTTCAGCAGATTCAGAACCGGCCATTTTACGAACTCCAGAAAATAAAAAACCGCGCTGGTGGGGAGTCCGAACGCGGTGTGGGGAAAGCTGTAAGCCGCTAACGGCGGCAAGTCGGTTGAATCACGCATGCTACGCTACGGAAAGACACACAGCCTGCACCGGCCCAATTCCCTAAGTGCAACCGTTCAATCGTATCGAATCATCCCTACCGCATTACGTCAGGACGCAACATAATGCGGGGAGTGCGGGTAACGCTTCAACTGCAAAAGTTATTTTGGTGTACCTTGGACGACGAAAGCGCCACACTTTGCTAGGCTCTTTCTAGTTGGCTCAGCATACCCACCCGCTCACGCAGGATGGCACCGCCACCGCTAAACCGGGTTGCCCCGGCCCCGCGATTCTTTGGGAAATTGCTTTCCCGTGTTCATTGTTTACAGATTTGCACGGCAGGCCAGTAGAGGTAGCCGAACAAAATGACCAAAGCGCAAACCGCTTCAATCAGGAAAGGGGGCGACTTCACTATCAGGTCAAGGAAGCGGTCGCCGGTACTGATTCGTTTCTGTTTCATTCTTCTTTCGGGATTGTGCTGTGGGCAAAGCCACATACGAGTTGGCAAAAGACAAACGACGAATTGATTTCGGCGCTGTCACAGGAAAGGACGTAAACCACATTGTGAGTCGGCTGGCAGTGCTCAGCGATTTTCGTTTGCAGGTACAGACCGGCTTGGTCAACTTCCGCTTTCGAAACGGTCACTTGCAAAACCTGCATATCGACAACGCCTTGGTTGCCATCAACGTCACGGTAGATCGCCAGTTCACCTTCGCGCAAAAACACAACTTCGAGTTCACGATCTGCGAACAGGTTTGCGATAAACTCTTTGTCGTATGGGTGAGCAACGGTTGCAGTCACGGCGATTTCCTCAGTGGGTGATGTACATGGTTTACAGTTATGAAAAGGTGCCACTTTTGGATTCGGTAACTGGCGAAAAGTTCCATATTACGTTTAGCGCACAGAACACGGAAACGCATTGGCTGCTCAATGGCCGCACTTGCGTTATCCGATTCGTTTGCAGCTCGATTTTAGGATTAAACCTTTCAGCGGAAAATCGAATCAAAAGCGGCGAAAACTTGTGGGACTAGCCCGAGCTAGGGCAGCCGGGCGTCATGCAGGAACAAACCGTTTGGCATAACGCATTTGTTCGTTGCGCGGGAATGTCGGAATCACCCAATTCCTTGTTCCGGGGCGGACTACAGAAAAGGCCCTAATGAAGAAGCTACCCTAGCTCAAACAGTCACAAGGATAAATTAGTGTAGCCTTTTCTGTTTTCCTCACTCACTTACCACGGAATGGCGTCATGGTGGCTTGCGTCAGGTGCGTGTTGTTTGCGCTCCGGAAATGTTGAATCTGTTTGATGATTTTCCGGTTTGCACGTTCGTGACCTTGTTTCTGGTTCATCAGGTATTTCTTTTTGCCGTCGTGCGAAACACCAGCTACTTCGAAATCTTCGCCGAAATCGCGACCGGCCAAACCAACCATTTTGCCGCTGTTGCGTGCCAGCACGTCGGAACGCGAACCGTCCGCAATGTTTTGCAGATAGCGAGCGCCAGCAAGTGCAGAAGCCATTGCAGTATCATCGCCGCCGTCAGCCGGTGCGTATTTCGCTTTGATATCCGCAATCTCTTTGCCGTATTTCGCCAGTTCTTCAACCAGTTCTTTGTCACCTTGCTGATCGGCCAGCAAACGCTCGATGTTGAAACCAGCGGCAGCGGCCATTGCACGGATTGGAACAGGCACACCTTTTTCGGTAAGCGCTTGCAGCATATCCATGTATTGCTGATCGCCTTCCGGTTTCAGCGTTTTTTCCCAATGCACGGACGGAATCAACAAACGCGCACCGTCATTGAGAATGCCGATGTTGCCCATTGGGTCGATCTTGTCGAGTTGGTTGCCGCGCATGGTCAGCTTGCCATTCGGTGCCACCACAAAACCGTTGAGCGCACTGATAAGCGGGAAGATACGGTTGTACAACATTTTCCGCACAAACAAATCGCGTTGCGTGCGAATGCCGTCGATGAAGAACGACATTGACGTATCTTGGTTGGAGAAAGTTGCATCGCCGCTCAGGAACGCTTCGGAAATACCCAGTGCTTTCAGTTTCATCGAAAGCGTGGAATCCCACACGTCGGTCACTTTCCAGAAGTCGCCACCTTGCCGCAATTCGTCAGCGCTGATACCGGAACGGGTTGCAATGATTGCGCCCAGTGGGTCAGCGTCAGCGTTTTGGAAAAGCTGCGTCATCATTTCGAAGTCGGCAACAGTCGGTTCCCATTCGCCGCCGCCGTCGAGGGTCAGGTGCAGGATACCGCGCTGGCGCCGTGCAGATTCAACCAGTGTTCCCCGGAAAAGGTTTTTCTCCAAAAGGTACATTGGCAGAATGCGGCGATAATACGAAACGCCGGTCGAATCGGTAAACGCTTGGCGCGGCAGGTAAACAGTGGATTTCGCATCCAGTTCCAAAGCCGCGTTGTTGATTTGGTTTACGACTTCTGCCCCGAGGTAATCACGCAACGCTTTGATTCGCGGAGTATCGACGCCCATTGTGGTACGCACGTCTTCCGGAAACGCCACGGTAATCAGCGGGTCTTGGTTGAAAAACGGCAACATATCGACTTTGCAGTTTTCGTAACCGTGCGGCATGATATCGACAAACGTTTTCTTGGTTTCGTTAAACAGCAACGAACCGACGAAAGCGCCTTTCACGTCATGGTCAATCAAAGCGTGCGGCATGAGGTTGCGCACGTTGAGGTTTTCCAACGATTCGTGAAACTTCTGCGCAGCTTTCCGATCCATGATGCCACCGAGGTTGAATTCGGAAAACATCAGGCTCGATTTGATATCCACGATGGAACCAGCAGTCGCATCGTTGTAGTAGATATCGGTGAGCAAACGCATGACCAGCTTTTTCTGTTCGAGGTCTTCACTGAACACAATGTCTTTCAACAGTGGGTCAATGTCGATTTCGATTGGCAGTTGGGCCACGCTGGTGTTTTTCATTCCGCTACCGGTACTGGCAGCGGTTGCCGACATTTTGGCTTTTTCTTCACGTTCGCCAAAAGGTGCTTTGCGCCCGGCGAATGATCCGCCAGTTTTCATACCGAGTCGCGGCGACGCAATCTGTTCTTGCGCTGCCGCCGACGGGGTACTTCCTCCCGAGCGTTTGCGTAGTTTCATTCGGTACTTCCTTTAGCGGCGAGTGCGAGGTTTCTTTTCAGGAACCGCCGCAGATTTTGGCGTTTTCGGTTTCTTCTCTTTCGGCGCTTCCTGTTGGATTTCCGTTGCAGGATCATCCGGGGTCGGCATGCGCGAAACGCGATAGAAACTTTTTACGTCGCGAATCCGATAGATGAAATACCGGCCTTGGCTCGGTGCTTCCTCCAGCCCTTTGACCAAACGCATGGAAACGTCTGGATAGGCGTAGATCGCATACGGCCTCGTTTTGAAGTTGACGTACAGGATTTTCTCTTTCTTGTTGTAAACCGCAGACAGCAAGTTGCTACTGTCGATTTCCAAAAAGTAGAGTTCCTTTGTGTTTTGCGCGGAGACAGGCGGTTTATCCCGCCCGCCTACACCTGCCTTTACAGGAACGCGGCGGACCTGCCCCGACCAACCTTCGGAAACATTCAGAATCCGTTGGGCATCCGTTTCTTTCATTTCAAAACGGATTTCGGGGTTAGACTTGTCAATGACGTAATGCTTGTCTTTGATTTTCTTGTAGCCGAAGATTTCGCCCTTCGACAAACTCAGCGCGTGGTCCGGGTGACTGGTCGGAAACACTAATGCCCGACCGTCGTATTTGAACCACTTGTAGGAATCAACTTTTACAGCCATTTGAGATTCCCTCAATGGACTATCGTTTGCTTCGCGCCATCACTCCCAACGGCGCACCGTTAATCATTGTCGCCTGACCTCCACCAGTACCAACAGTGCCGCCGCCTCCCGAATACAAACGGGAATACCCCAGCGCGGACGGTTTTGTCTTTTCAAAGCTTACAGGTTCAGAAAGAAGGAATCCTTGGAATTCTTCTTCCATCAATCCCCAAACCAGAAGCGCCACGGCCCGCCAAATGTCATCCGTGTAGCCGTCACCTTTACCGACCGATTTCTCAAGGTCTTTAATGGTGTACAGTTGTTTAAACAGGTGAGCGATTGGTTTGCCGTCGTAAAAGTCGCGGTACTCCGAGTCAAGCACTTCCAGAAGTGAAGCGACTTTGATTTCAGATTTCGGCAGTCGGATAATCCCCTGTTCCAAACAGGTTCGCACGCTGACCATATCGCGATATTTCAGGCTGTACTGTTTTGCGATGAATGTTTCTTCGTCGCTTTCCGGATCGCCCATATCAAGCTTGGCATCGTCCAGCAGCTTGACCGAGTTCCACCGGTCGGCCAACAGGATTTTGCAATTGCGCGCTTCCATTACTGGTTGCAGCAACTCGCTGTAAACGAGGCTATGGTTGATTCGATACCCTTTCGCCGGAATTACTTCGTTGGCGAAGTCTACTTTTAAATTAAGCCCGTCCGGACGGCCGCCTGCGAAGGCAAAGCTGTTGTCAGTCAAACCGGCGTCAATCGCCATCATGGTGGCGTATGCAGACTTTTTGATTTTCTTCGCTTCGGCATACATATACGATTGACCTTGCTTACGCGAGGTCTTCATAATGATTTCCAGCTTCACTGCGTTTTTGCGTTCCCGATCTTCCGCACCGATGATGAATTCATGGTTGGAGATAAACGGGTTTGCAATCAGTGGCGGGTTGGCGCCAAAGTTTTTCTCAGCAGAGTCCGGGTCTTTGCGGTACGCTTCCGTAATCAAACGAGAGTTGCGCGGAAAGTCCGGGTTTACTTCCCACGTCGGGCGATGCACGCCGTACATGGATTGAGATTCTTCTGCACGCGCCAGCAGAGTGTGAATCATATCGTTACGCGCAACCGGCGACGTTACGTTCATCGAGTAGCCGGGGAAAACATCGTTCACGCCGTTATTAATCAAACGTTCTGCCGCAGCCCGCAGGGTGTACAGGCTGTTGGTCATCGCGTCGTAAACTTCGTGGGCGTTGACTTTTACCTTTTGCGAATCTTTGTTGGAGTCGAAGTATGCAATTTCGTCGATGGACGCGCCGAATCGGGTACGACCACGGAGAACCCGTTTGTCTGGCCCGGCAGGGTAAACCATCAAACCACGCGGCTTGTAAACGACGAAGGTGTCGTTTAGTTTCAGCAGCGATTCGCCGTATTTGTTTTCGTAGAATTTCAGCATGCTGTGATATTGCTGGAACCACGAACTCGAAAGGATCGCGCCGTAGAACGGAGTCCACAAAGTATCTTTGGCTTGCTGATAGGTGAGCGCCACAAACGTCGCGTGCAGCACGGTCGTCCGCGCCAAACGATAAAACTGCGCAGGCTTTTGCAGTTTGAGCATTCGGTGCGTGAGATACGGATAAAGATATCCGCCGATGGTGTGCGATTTGCCGGAGTTGTGACTGATGATTCCGCCTGTTACGAACTGGTGAGTTTCGGGCAAGGTGAAATCGTAGGTGTCCTGTGCGGCTTCCATTGTAACGGAAATAACTCTTTCCATTTCAACGCCGGACGGGAAGGGGCCGTCGTACTTTAACGCATCAAAGCCAGCGTCGGTCAAGATGATTGCCGGGCCGTCAATGCTGTGATAAATGCCGAGGTTAAAGAGCAGGGCGCTAACGTCGCTGATTGCCAGCGTCGAGAAGAATGCGCGTTCTTTCGATTTAAACATGCCGCGAAGAAATTCCCGCACCATCCAAACATTTGCAGTTCGAACGTTTTTTGGAACTTCCGGGCTGTTGAAGCGGGCGCCCATTTGATAAGCGCCATCCAAGATGCCGGAACCGAAACACCGTTGGCCGTATGCGACCTGAACCGATAATCCGATTTCCACTTCACCGAGGGTTACGAATCTGCCCGACTCACTGAGGATTGGGTGATCCGCAGTGCCCGCAATCGTCACGCCGTTTTCCAGACGAATGCGAATGATTTGTTCGGGCTTCGCACGGTAAAAGTCGGAAGTGGTTTCCAGCTTTTCACCGTTGTGGACTTCCATCTGGAAATCCGAGAAGTAGTATGGCGCATCGGGGAAACATTCTTCGATACGCAACACGCCTTCGGAAGTTAGGACTGGGGTTGAACCAATCACGCAACGCTGACCGGCGTTCACCGCCAGTTCGTTGATAAACTTCATTTCGTTGCCGTTGACCAAATCGGAGCGGCCCATCTTGCAATGTGGGCAAACGCCGTGGTGCATCAATGCAACTTTTCGTTCAAACTTCGCGTAGCTGTCATCGACTTTGTGGTCGTGATAAAGCCACTCGTTATCCGAACAGCGCGGGCACGCATCGTTGAAAGTGATGATGCCCCAAATCAACTGTTCGAGGAACGGACGTTCTTCATCCACTGCGCCGAATCGGTCTTCTGTTACCCATTCGTAAAAGTTTGCAGCGGTTGGCAGGTCGCCATCGTCGATCTTCATATCCTTCGGGACAATGATTTTCGAATCGACGGTTTCGCGAATCTGTTTTGCAATGTCGATTTCTGCGTCATCGAAATTGCCGCTGGTGATTACTGTTCGACTCGACGCCAGCGCCGACGGGTCAAAGTCTTCACCGTGGGTGGCTTTGAGGCCACCGCGTTTCAGCGAAGTCAAATAGTCAAACGGGTTGGTGATGATTTCCTTGTTTGGAACGATGATGTTTGAACTTTTTTTGTCGCGTTCTTTCTTCAACTTCACAGACGTGCCCTCTTATATCCGAGCCGCTGCCCGCCAATTTCATCTTCGGCAGGTAGGTTGGAACCGGATGGCTGCGATTGAGGTTTCACGACTGCGTGCATCTGCGCTGCGAGCAATCTGGAAATTTTGTCGCCTTTGTCCATTGAAGCCATTGCCTCAACGGCTTTATCTGCAAGGGACCGGGTGAGGTGCCCCAGCAACAAACGTTTTTGTTTGTCTGGTATCTTGAGCAAATCAACGACGCCAGTTAAAACCTCCAGACGTGACAAATGGACGAAAGCCGCAAAAGGGCGATCATCCATTTCGAGTCCAAGATCGAGGCCGTCGTTTAGTGCTGCACCAACGTAGTCGGAAGCGGCGTCCATTGCGTTCAATGTGGCGGCACTACCGTACATGATTTCTTTGAAACGTTCCGCCTTGTCAGCGGTTGCATCGTTCCAGTCAACCAGTTCACTGTCGGGGACTTCGAAAACGTTGTCCGCGATTACTTCGGTTTCGTGGTAATGAATGCCGTCTCTGCGTTTTAGCGGAGGCGCTTCGTTGGGGATTTCGATATCAATCGTCGCACTGTTGCGGAAATTGATCGGGTCGCCAAAGAATGTGCCGGAGAACAGAGGGAAAGATTTTTGGTACTTAACGCGAAAACGCGGCTTTGTGGGCCGCGCTTCGTTTTTCGTTACCGGTGGGATAAAGCCCGAGACAAGTTCACTAGGAGAGAGCGTCCTTCCCAGTGTCATCGTCGTCTTCGTCTTCGCGGATAATCCACTTTTTCTTTTTCCCGTTTTTGCCGTTTTTGTCTTTCCCTTTGCCTTTTCCTTTTCCGCCCTTTTTATTGGGCTGACTTTCATCGTCCTCGTCTTCCGGCTTGTGGACCTTGCCTTCGGTGCTGCCGTTTGAAGTGACGTTCATTACGTCGAAGCGCTCGCCAACGTCAAACGTGTACAGTTCCGCGTCACGGTCTTTCGATACTTGAATCGGAATCACGCGAGCTTCACGCATTTCCGGTTTAGAGTAGTTCCACTGCCACATAACGTCCGCGTGCTCTTTGATACCGCGAGAGTAACGGAGTTTGTCGGTCGCATCATCAAGCTGGGCAAGCAGAATAACCAGCGCGCCCGTTTCACGCGAATAGTTTTTTGCGGTTCGAGCGGCGGCGTTCAAACCTTTCCACTGATCGTCACCGTCCATCCCGTCAAGCAGGCCGAGGTAGTCGATCACAATTACTTTGTGCCCGAATGGTTTTGCCATCCGCAACGCATCGTCAATTGTCATTTGCCCTTTGGGGGAAATGGTGGTGTAGGTAATGCCGTGCTTTTTGCCGTGGTCAACGTACTCTTTGTGTTTGCGTTTGAGAAGCGCCTTGTCGGGCATCGTCAGTTTGTTTTGGGTGAACCGACGTAGTGGAATCCCGGTAAGGTTGGACATTAAGCGTTGTGTTTCTTGCAGTTCCTGCATTTCCAAGGTGATACGCAACACGCTCATTTTATTGAGCAGGTACATGATCTTGGAAATAATCATCGCGATTGTCGATTTACCGCCCGACGTTGTTGCCGCGATAATCATGACGCCGTTTTCAGGCAAACCGCCTGAGCGTTCGTCGTATTCGGCGAAGCCCGACTTGATCCGAGGATTGACCTTACCGGCCAGAATGTCGTTAATGATCGCGTCGGATGTATCGTGTGCGCCGAAGTTTAAGAAGAATTCTTCCGCCGCTCCTTTCATGTTTGCGCGAGCGAGTTGCTGCGCGTGTTCTTCTAGGAGGGAGTCAACGTCAACTTCCGTTTCTCCCATTGCCTCAAGCGTGGACTTTGCAGCGTAGTAAAGGATTCGAATCTTGCGGTAATTGTCGAGCGTCTCCAGCGTTTCTTTCCGCTGACGCTTTTTAATCGCGGGGGATTCTTCCATGTTTGCGAGAACGTCCCGCATATCTTCGTCAAGGCTTGGGTCTTCAATCAGTGCCTTGAAGCTGATAATGCGGAAACGTTTTTTCGCAAGCTTGTCGATCCGTTCGAACGCCCGCTGGCAAGGTTCGAAGTGAAAAAAGTCCTTACTCAACTGCCCTAGCCATGTACTTCGCACGCTTTCGTCGATCTTGGGGGAGGTCAGTGTTCTGATCGCCCGGAGTTCAGCGCTTTGGCTATACAGCAGCATAGGTTAACTGGCTCGTTGACAGAGGTGAGGAAAATTTTCATCGACGTATTGGAGATATGCTTCCCATTTGTCCGAACGCGACGAGTTCAAGTGGAAATGATTTCCCCTTGCGCCCTTGATCGGGTAGTACCCGATTGCGTCAAACTGTTTGAGGGAGGCAACGGCGTCCATGAAATTCGTTTCGGAGGCATTGGGATATTGCTTCCGAAGTTCGAAATAAATTTTCGCTGCCGATTGATTGTGTTTTACTGCCGCCAGCCTGTGAACTTCGAGCATCATCAGACGCTTGAAACTGTCGCTGGCTTCATGCCGCCACAAATCAAATGCTAGTGCTTCAAGGTTTTTCATTAGGCGTATTCCAAATGAGACTTCAACTTCTGGCCGATGACCGCGACAAACTTATTGAAGCTTTCGCGAATGACACAGAGGTAATCTGCCAGCAGGCCGATAAAGGTTGTGTGAGCGACCCGCAGTTGCAGGTCTTGGTGATCTTCACCTTCCTTGATTCGGCCCCGAGCGAGAAGCCACTTTGTAAAACGTTGGTCATAGTTGCCGCACAGAATGTTTAGCGCTGCACGCTTCCGACCTTTGTACTTCTGCATCAAGCGACTGACCACAATGTCGGATTCCAGTTTAACGGAATCGCTTCGGTTGAGGTCATTCAACATTCCACCAGACTCAACGGCTTCCATCCCGTCCGCCAGCGTTTGCTGGTTTTCGGAAACAACCTTGAGTTGATAAGTATTGCCACCGTAACCATCCGCCCCCGCGTCCTGCAATCGACCATTTTTCTGAGTAGTGGACGATTCAATAATGTTGAGAACGTGGTTAGTGCAGGAGGTCCGCAGATAGTTTAGAACGTGGGCTTCCGACTTTGTGGTCGGCATCATTCCGTAATAAACGGTGAGAGCCTTCGTCATAATCTCGCTGTGGAGGTCACGGTGTTCGGAGTTTTCCGAGTTCGCGACGAAACGCAATTTCTTGTACGTCTTGGCGCGAATGTGTTTCATCACCGGCGCTTGGAACGTGGCAAACAATTTCCGCACACGCTCCATATCAGCAGGGCCGATTTGTTTCTTGTCGATTCCGACCATGCGCTTGTCCGCTTTCATTTCACGGCGGAACTGTTGCCGGGAAAAGATTGTGCGGAGCAGCACGGTGTCATCCCACGACACGCCGAAACCTTTGTGCAGGGTTTCGAGTAGCTTAGCGTTGATCGGGTTGAGGGTCAGATTCAGTGCAGCGTATTTCAGGTTGAGCAGGAAGTAGGCTTTTTTGTTTAGCTCCAAGCGGAACTTCTGTCCGCTGTATTTGGAATTGGTAATGTCAACGCGTTTGATATCACGCTGGAAAGCGTAGGCATCGCCCACGCCGCAAACATACTTCACGCAAAGTCCTGCGACGTACCGACCTTCCGAGGAATCCGGGTCAATGTTGAGTCCGTCGCGAATCAGTGTGGAAAGTCCCATTTCCTTAATACTCCGAACCGGCACCTACAGAGAAAATGATATCGCCGCCAGATTTAGCGGTCTTTTCTTTTCCTTTGCCTTTGTCGCGGTCCACGTCCGGATCGTACTTTCCTGCTTGTTTGGAAACGTCAAAACCATTCGCGGCGCTGGCAACAAGGTCAATGAGCGTCGTGGTCTTTTTCTTCGACCGGCGAATCCCATTCTCCTTAAACACTTTGTCGATGGTGGTGATGTTGCCGATTGCCGATTCTTTGGTGAGGTTGAGTTCGTGCTCTTCCTCGGCCCGGAAACGCTTGGAGAGCAAACGCTCAACGTCCGGGTCAACCAGTTTGTTTTTCTTCAACATCTTCTGGCGCAGAGCCGCAAACTTCTCCACGGTGAAAATGTTTGGAGCGCACTGAATCCCAAACGTCAAAACGCAACGGCCGTCCATCGACATAAGCCGATAGTGCTCGTTGCTTACATACATGACGTGCGCGATCATGAAGTTCGACAGGTAGTTGGAACCATTGGCCCCACGGTAACGGACGTAAACTTTTTGGCCGAAGAAGAACCCGGCTTTCCGCGTCCGCTTTTCGTTGTACAGGATCGAAGCCATTACGCGCAGCGAGTCGTCAGGCAGCGCGGCAATCATTTCGACCATTGGTTCGAAGTTGGCATTTTGCGAAACCGGGGTGAGCTTTCGAACGGCTGGCGCGAACGATGGGCAGGCTTCACTGGTTTCGATCTTGTCTGCTTTCCCGCAAACACTTTTGCATTTTTCTAACAGGCGTTCATCTGCGAAACCTGAGCAATCACCACAAAGCGGTTTTTGGTGCTTGAGGGTTGCTCTTACCTTTGCGTTGATGTTGGTCTGAACTGTGGTTTTCATCGAAGTAGCCTTTCGCCCTTAATAATTCACTGATTGCGAGTATCACCGCTCGATCCAAAGAGGTGACACCACTGTCCATCTTGAACAGTTGCAGTGCTCGATGCAATTGCGCAGGCGCCTCAAACTGCATAACGTAGTGCTTCCCCTTGACTACGTGTGCGTTTTGAATAGCGTCCACCAAGATTTCTAACCATGGTTGCGCATTTGCTTCTTCTCTGGCAGAACGCCAGAAGATACGAGTAACCGGTTTGCCGTTTCGGCGCGCCGCTACTACGGCCTCTGAGTTGGCATGCAACAAGTTGTGGCATTGCGAACACAAAGGAATTTGCACGCTGTCCCTTCCCCCCAAAGCTTGAGGAACAGTGTGGTGCCAATGAAGGAGCGTGAAGTGCTGTTCGCAAATCTTGCAGCTACCTTCCTTGTACTTTTTCATGCTTCGATATCAGCCGGAAGGCCCCATTTCACTTCCGAGGTATGCAGCGAGTTGGAAATTGCCACGCGAACTTTTTCAGGAACAATCCACATGAGTTTGACTTCCGGATTCCGTGGGTTGGGAATCAACATGGTCGAAGCCGGAACGTATTGAACCGGAGAAACCGAATTGATTGTGTCGAGTACCTTGCCGACTACGGTATCAGGTCCGTTGTCTTGACCCTTGTTATTTACACTTTTTGTCCGACCGGCCTTGGTGGTGGTGATGCTTTTCGGAATCCCCAAACGTTTGCAGTCCAGCGCCAGCAGGTACTGCTTTTCGAAAACCGGGTAGTGATCGCCAATCATTCGGACCTTGACGCCAGCGCGAGCCATGGCATTCAGGAACTTGGTACGGGCGGCACCGTTTGCAGTTTGCAGCGCGCCAAACAAAGGCACAACCACAAACTCGAAAGCTTGGAACGGGCTGTGCAGTTGTGCCGGAATGCGACCCATGATGTTTGCGTAGCTGGCGACCAGTTCTTTTACTTCATCGGAATCTTGGCTTTGTGGGCTTACCAATTCCTGAACCGAAAGTTCGGCCAGTTCGGCCAAGGTGTGGTTGGCGACCAGACCTGCAACGTCAACCTTTTTAACGAGGCTGTCCGATTCGCGTGCCAGTTTGTTTTCCAGAATCTCGACCAGTTCGCCGACCTTCCGAATCATCATGACGGCAGACTGCCCGCCCATTTCTTTGTTGACGACGTAACGTTCCGACAACGCTTTTTCAAACTGTTTGGCTTTCGCCTTCACAACGGAAGACGCGGCCATTGGTTCGGAATCGTCTTCTTCAAACTCGCCAGTAACTTTCTTCTGGCTGGCTTCGTCCAAACGGCGGAGCAGGGCGTGGTCGCGGCCTACCTTGTCACGAATCGCTGCCCGGAGTTGTTTGTAGGAAATGTTGCTGGTGTTCATTCCGGAAAGGCAATCGGAAAGAACGCGGCGCATGGTGGTCAGCAGCGACCGGGCACCTTTCGGCAGTTTGCTTGCACTCTGCAAAGCAGTGGTGCATTGATCGTGCGCCGAAGACAGCAACGTTTTGATTTGACGAGTGCTTTTCAGAGACTTGTCAGCGAGGCCGCTTTCCAGCGTGCCCAGTGTTGCAAACAATTGGTCAAACACGATAGTCCCTCTATTAGTTTACGACGATGCTTGTTGCTGCAAAAACAGCATGGTTCTTAGAAATTACCTAACGCGAGTCGCAATTCCCGGCAAGGTAATCAGAGCCACATGGCAAGCACCGTCGCGCTTCCGTCAAAGTTTGATTGCGTCGAGTTGAGCGACCAGTCGATCCGTCGGGTCTTTCAAATCGGATTTCAGACCCTTGATGATTTTCTGAATCTCTTTCTGTTTCTCCTTGATCTTGTCGAGGTCGAGGCCAGCGAGGCGGAGGATTTGCAGACCCAATGCCTCGGCCGCAAATTCTTCCTCAACCTTTCCGGATTTCATCAGCGCTTGAACTGGGTGAACCTTTTTGCTGCGGACAGCTTCAAAGATCAGTTCCCGATTCTTGACCGCCCATTCGAGCAGTTCTTGCCGCGCCAAGTTTTTCTGTTCGGCTTTGATCCGGCTTTTGATTACGGCGATTTCAAGCGCAATGCGGTACTTGACCCATTGCTCCATGAATTCGTGGAAGCCGCCTTGAGCAAAGGAAGTTTCTTCCGCTTTCCGGTGAGTCCAACCGAGTTCGAATGGGCCGCGACCGGAAACGATTTTCATGATTTCGCAGCCGCGCTCATACATTTCGTCTTCGCTCAAACGGCTAAACGTTGCGGCGTAGCAAATGTTGTATTTGCCTTGGCCTTGCGCGGAACGGTCGCCTACCCATTTGACGCCTTTCAGTTCGCCAATCTTTCCGAGTGCCGTGTTGATTGTTGCAGCACTGGCGAAACGACCGGGGCAGGTCGAAAGGATTTTGAATTCCTTTTTGGCGTAGTTGAGTTCATAGTCCGGTTCGAACGAAAGGTTGCCCGCGCCGGTCTTGTAAAACTCAATCATTTCTTCATCGGTCGCTACGCAATTGCCGCCCCAGCGCAGTTCGATTTTCAGAAGTTTGTGGCAGAGTTCGGGCGTGATTTTCTTGCCCTTGATTCCGGCCTTCACCAGTTTGATAACACCGTCGAGAGCAAACGACGGATTGCCCGCACGAATCCCATAAGCGGGAACCGTAGGCGAGCCTACCAAAAGTTGAACCGGGAGTTTTGCGGGGAGGAAGCGAGGCCATTCCGCATCGCCCGAAAAGTTTTTCACCTTCGGGACGACTGCCACATACTCGGGGTCGAGCAGGAAGTGGTCGCTGAATTTCGAAAGGCGCGCTTCGGTGTAACGCATTGCGGCGGCACTATCAACGTGGTCGCCCCAACCACCGAAACCATCGACTAGCGGAATGTTTGTGTTTGCAATGGAAACCATCGCGCCGTAAGCGGAAAGGTCGCCGTGCGGGTGGAACCGACCGATCACGTCGCCAACAGTTCGCGCCGCTTTCTTGTACGGTTTGTTGCAGTGAAGCCCCAAGTCATACATTGTCCAAAGAATTGCGCGGTGGACTGGTTTCAATCCGTCGCGGAAATCCGGAATGGCGCGGTTCTCTACAACGTGCGAACCATATTCGTGCAAAGCGCCTTCGGTGAAATCTTCAAGGAATGTTTCGACGACGGAGCCAGTGATGCCTGTCGCCATTTCTTCCTGACCGAGTTTCGGTCCTTTATCCTTTTTGCTGCCCTTCGCCATTTGGTACTCCTAGCGCGGCGTAGAATCGGTTGGTCCTATGCGAATAACCGATGTGATTATAGAAATCGAAAATGTTTGCGTGGGTAATGTCCGGGCGTTGCGCTTTAAACAATGCGTCGCGCAGGTCCGGGGTTTCCGCAAACGCCTCAAGCTCAGCTTCCCTATCTTCAATGAATTGCACGGTAAACTGGCGATCCGGATACGGCGGCAGGATTCCGTGTTTCCGTTTGCGGTCGATTTCCGCTGCGGCCATTTTGGTCATGCGCCGACGAAACCCGTTCAAACTTTTCAGCGGATGCTTCCGCGTGTCTTTCGGCATTCGGACCAGATGGATCTGAATCAGTTTGCCAAGGTGGGTTTCGGAGATTGCGTATTCGATTCGGGGCTGTTCGGTTTCCATACAAAACTTCCTCTAAGTCGTAAGTGTTGGGGCTTGCCCACAGTGGCGCAGTGCGCTCGGCCATTATAGCACGGGGCGGTAGGTCAGGCAAATCAAGCACTTAGACACGAATAGGGGACCGAGGCCCCCTATCCTTACGACTTACCAGAAGTTATTCGTCGTCCAAGTCATCCGAAACGGCGGCGTTCGCCTTCTCGTTTTTCTTGGTGTTTTGGTTTTTGATGTTTTCCAGATACAGCTTGTAGCCTTTTCCGGAAGCGATCTGCGTGCGGCACCATTCGTAAATGCGCAGAGGCTTTTTGCCCGGCGCCAGTTTGGCACAGCCTTTCTTGATAAGCTCTTTGTCGCCGTCGATCAGCGCTTTGAGTTCCATCCACGAAACGACTTTTCCGGCGAATGGAGTGCCTTCACCGAATTTGATTTTGTTTCGCTGGCCGGAAATCTGGCCGGTCGCTTTGAGGTATTGCCAGCAGTCATGCACGCGGCAGAAACCGGAAGCTTCACCGTTGGCGTCCGCTACACGAATTCGCATATCGAACGTGGCGCCTTGCACGCCGCCCAACTTGTTTTTGAAAGTTTTGCATCGCACGTAGCGGTAGGTATCGACACCTTCGCCCAACAGCGAGTCTTCCGTTTCCATCGAACCCTTCACGGTGCCGTGCGGAATCGAAATGGAAGTCATACGGAAACGTGCATCCGAGAAAAACTTGAGCGCTTGGCCGCAAGGTTCGTCTTCGGTCGGGCCGTGCATTGCCATTGGAATTTTGCGAAGCTGGTTAATGCCCAGCACAACGATACGTTTCCGTTTCATTGCGCCTTTGATTCGCTTGATCCCTTCGGAGAACATACGCGCTTGCGAAGCGAGGCCGTCGGTGCCTTCGTCTTTGTCGTCCATCCGACCCGGAAGCATTGCCGGATAAGAGTCGGTCAAAACGATTGCTTGCGGCAGGCCGTGCGGCGCCGGGACTTTGAACTTGTTGAAGCGAGAGAAATACTTTTTGTCGTATTGCCCTTTGGTCAGCTTCTGATTCGACTTCGTGTTTTCGTAAATGTAGTAGAACTCGCCGTCGATCAGCAGAACGTCGGGCAGAGTCTTTTCCAGTTTCGCAACGTAGTTGAAGAAGTCTTCACCAACGGAAGGCGCATAGTAACGAATGCGCGGCGGAACAATCCAATCGCCGTCTTCACCTTTGACGCCGAACACGTCCGAAACGGTATGGGGCCGACCGTTGGCCGCATACTTCCACATGCTTTCCGCGTAATCGGCGGAGAACGAACCTTCGTAATCGAAGAACGCCGCTCGACCGATAAAGTTTACCTGTCGAATGATCGAACCGAGAACGGAAGTTGCGGTTGTGGTTTTACACGATTGCTCGCCGCCGAAGAACGTGTACCAACCACCGGCCAGCAGACCGCCAGCCATTTGCAGGTTCAGGCACAGCAGGCCGGTATCGAAGCGGTCTTCTTTTTCCGCAATGGACATAGAAGTCAGACCAAACTTCTTTTCCATGCCGTCGATTTCGGCGTCGATGTTTGCGTAGGGGTTGAAAAACTTTTTCGGTTCCTCAGCCTCTTTAGCGGCTTTGCCCTTCGGCGCCTTCTTTGGCTTTTCTTCCACTTCCTCGGCTACGGCTTTCTTGCCTTTGGCCGGGGCTTTCTTTGGGGT